CTTACCTGTTGCTTGACCGAATCCATTGCCATGCCGTTAGGAACACGGGCAACAAATCGGGGTTGTAACTCGCGAAACGTGGGCATGTGTACGAACAAACGCCGGGTCGTCGCTACAGGAACGACACCAGCGAAATACTTCGTATACGGAACCCACATGACCTCAACCTCCCCTTGAGGCGGTCGTATTTCACGAATCATCACAGCCTTGGACATCGTCTGTGACAGCCGGAAAACATGGTATGGCCCAACCTTCTCAACATGAGAAATATCCACACCACGGTGAGAACGTTGGTATAACCAGTCTGGAGTTGGATGAGGAGCGTATGGTTGTGATACATCCCCATCAGGGTATGATACAACCAATCCATCCTCACGACGAAAATAAATCTGTTCCACAGCATAATCCTGTCGAAAGGGTGACGGCAAAAGCTCATCACCACCTGCAACGCCAGGAAACATACGCCCAATCCAATAAACGGTTTTCGTCTTTGACCGCCATATACATTCCAGAGCGAACTCCGGAGTAAACGGCGTATCAGACGAGGAACCCGATTGGTAGATGTCGATACAAACAACAACATCTGCCAATTTATCTGGATAAGGCTGCCGAACAAATGAACCACGCGACGCATCGCCCGCAATTGGCGTATCGGGCGCTGCGATCCAATCAATAGACATATCAATTGTTTTCTTAGGTCTGCCATTGATCATGACGCGTCCAAACGGCGGACTGACCCGAGGATCAATACGCCGTGAACGGGCGGAACCGAACACATCTAAGACCGTTCCGCGAGTTTTTCCTTCCAATTCATTTGCCAAAACGCGCATAGTTGCCTGCTCTCGGCAAACGGCGCTAAATGAATGTGGATTGAATCTCGTATTAGAATTAGACACGAACAATTTGATTCCGTGGTTCTCGCACACGACTTGTAAATGCTTCGCCTCAACCTGCGAAACAGAAACAACTCGTGAGCGCAACCATGACGACAAGTCGTTAAAAACTCGTTGTCCCGAAACTGAAGAACTTCGGGTAGAAGACGCTATGCTTCCACTCTCAGTGGTTGAAACGACACTATTTGACGTGTCGCCGCAATTTGACCCTGACATAGTAGCCGGGTCGGGGGGTTGTGCTGCGCGTAGCAAGAAACCTGTCGGAGAAAGTTTCTTGCGCGTTT